CGCGTCCAGTACGCGTGTGTCTGACGATCAAGGTAAATTTTTTAATGCCTTGGTCTATCTGACAGAGAGGAGAGAGCAAGATGAAAATTATGTTACCAATTATCTCTGAAGAGAAAAAGGTAATACATTTCATCACTCAGTCCGTGCATGACAGCAAACAGCGGCCTGTATGGATGTCCGATCGTTACGGTGCCTATGTCATCTGGCCGACAGAGACCAGAACTCTCTTACAAGATGAGAGCACTGGTCGGCTGAAAGTGCCAAAGGTTGACAAAGGGTTCATAGCGACGGAGCCTAGTAACGTCAAAGGTGTACACGGAAATACAGTTAATAGCTGTAATCAGTGTCGCATCGAAGTTACTCCCACTATATCGGTTGATGACATGGAGTCATTTCTCCCGCTTGAGGACCACATACTCGGACCATATGAATGGAACGGGTGGTGTGCCTTCGAGCAAGTCATCGTCGAGAAAGGTGGAGAAGGTTTCTGGACTTTGCAAGCACAGCCCGGAGTTGTCATTACAAGCAGAGCAAATCTGCTGGCGATAACTCATTGGGTGCGTGAAGCGAATGGACAGATAGCTGGCTATCAGTGGTTCAACGGCTATGGTGGATTTAACTATTGCTGGAAGCATGACGGTAAGTGGGTGACGTCAATCGAAGGTGTAGAATATACCCTTCCATTGCGCAGTCCGCCCAACGTCAAGACTAAAGGCAGTAGGCAGCTCACCAAGCGGTTGTACCGCCGAACTAGTACATGGAGTTATCCTGATCTTTCGTCGCTTGACCCTGAAGTTCTATTCTGGGCCAAGCAGCCGTATCTGGAGAGCCTCTTGCAGAGGCAACTTCCAGCGGTTTGTCGAAGAGCATGGAACAACTTTAAGTTGTATAATTCCAACATACTAGTAGAATGTTTGGATTCGTTGTTCACTGTTAGTTCACTTAGAGAGCTTATTCCATCATCCGTTTTTGATTCCTTCCGTGATGGTGCGAAAGCAACATCAAAATGGAAGTTCATTAACGGTAAATGGATGAAACCAGTGAAGGGCAGCTGGCAAGCTGTATCCAACACTGAGCTCCTCTCAAATGGACTCACAGGCAAACAATTGTGCCAAACAGTAGCAGCGGGTAGGCTAGAGTATTCATATGGGATTAAACTCCCTATGGCCACTCTTTCGAACCTGTACACGGAGGACACAGATGAATTATGGGCGATGGCTCTCAGAAGTCACTTTAATAGTAACTTTAAAGAGGGTCTCGTTCAGAATCTCTATGATCCCGTGCTACGTCATCGTGAAAATTACGGTGACTACAAGGTCTCGTGTTCTATCCAACAGAGGTTGGATCCGGATTATTTGTTTGTAGAGTATTGGAAAGCTCTATACCAATCGGGTGTTCTAATGAACTTCGAAGGTATTTGGGATTTAGTTCCCCTTTCCTTCTGTGTCGACTGGCTCACAGGCCTTGTAAAAGGCATCGCTGAGTGGTTTGATGCAACCACTATACAACAAATGGTGAGAGTAGAGCAGTATTCGTACTCTATTAAGTACGAAGATCGGCTTGAAATCATCACCAACGCAGGTGATTCGGTAGGTAGAGTAAAGTTCTATATTAGGACTTATACTACCACACCTCCAGCGACTGGGATTGATTATAAGGATCTTCTTCCAAATTTTCGATCCAAGTTCCTTCCAGAGGCTGGCTCAATCCTGTACCTCCTGTCACATTGAAAGGAGTATTTACATGAGTCAACAGTACACACCGGGTATCAACCCGGCGAGCGGATTCACCACCAGAACGGTACTTGTACCTGCATGGGGTGAACGTCAGGAGATAGTTAAGAAGTCCGGTAATGCTGGTTTTACCAGTTATTACTTACCATCAGATTCTCTGATGCGTCCTTCTGTTCTTCGCCTGGCACACTCACAAGACAACGGTCTGTATCAGGGCTCAACAGTGAATGCTATGTACCGCCTTCCGGATACCGGAAAGCAGAATGGCACACTTTTGGTCATCGATAACGGAACGCTGACTTGTAGTTCGGATGACTGTAAATCTGCAGTTGTCCCGATTCGCGTAGCTATCTCAGTAGAGGTACCGTCGTTTGATGTCATGGAAGAAGACGAAATCGATACTTATATCGATCTCTTCTTAGGCACAGCATTACAGTCACTCGGAACCAAAGAGGTCTCCCTCGATGGTACTTCGTATACTGTAACTAACTGGTTGCCTCTGCTCCGCGGCTCAACAGAAATTCGTTAAGCTAAGGAGGACAGCATACATCATGAATGCCCATATCATTGGACCATGGCGGCTACGTCCAAACGAAGTTGTTATTCTTCTTTGGATCGTATCTACGTATGAAGCTGAGGGTGTACAATGGGGGACTAACCTAACAGGTAGAACCTCTTCTGCACTCTCGAAAATGAGAAAAATGTACGGACCATTTGACACCAAGTCGATGTTACGACTGCTGTCAGATGTCGATCGTACAGGCTTCTCTGTTCCGTGCACCACACTCTGGGGGGAACAGTTACATTGCCCAAAATCATGTAGGCAATACTACTGTTTCCTTCTCAGAATGTGTGTAGGTACACCGGAGGATGGTAAAGCGGCTTTCCTCGATCGTGTTCTCCATCCGTTGGAGATACACGAGGGGGTAAATAACCTCTTAAAACCATTTCTACCGAGATTACCTTGCAACAAGCACGACATAGAGTGGGGTAGGTCTAGCTTTGGTCCGGGAGAATTCTCGAACCCGCACCATAGGAAGTCACCATATATTTCTACATGGATTAGACTCCTTTTGATGTTCTCTAAACCTTATCCGTACTCTAGGCCCTGTTCTGTGCCTAAAACGTGGAAATCCGACCGTTTAATCGCATCTGAACCACTTGAAAATCAGATTCGAGCGAAACCAGTAGCTCGGTATCTAATGATGCAAGTGGAGCGATACTCACGTGGATCTGTTCGCTTTAGTGATCAGGATGCTTCGAGACGCGCTTGCCGCGTCGAGAATGCGACCATTGATCTTTCTAATGCATCGGATCGCGTGCAGTTACGGCACGTTGAGACGACAATGCCAGAATGGTATGGTCTGCTCAAGGGTGTGAGAACTAAGCAATTTGTTCTGGCAAAGCCAGAGCGTGTTTATGATCTCGCACCAATGTTCGCGACAATGGGTTCTTTCTTGACATTTCCAGTGGAAACGTGGGTATTTTATTCATATACCTACGCAATACTGAAGATGTGCGGAGCCACCTCAGACGAACTCAAAGCTATAAAAGTTTATGGCGATGATATAATCGTCCCGGCTAAGTTTGCCGAGGAGGTCATTGACTTCCTCGAAGACTTAGGGTTTGAGGTCAACAGAACTAAGTCCTATTGGAGGGCTGAAGAACCCTTCAGGGAAACTTGTGGAGCTGAGACGTGGAATAACGTCGACATAACTCCAGCAAGAATGCCCAGGGGAACCAGTCTCGACTGGCTACGGACCTTTACGGTCCCGCAACTTGTTGCTCTTATCTCGAATTTTTCAGAGAAAGGGCTGTACATCACCGCAGACGTCTTATACCAGTACGTCTTTGCTTGTCACCGATCTGGTGATAGCAATGGTGATTTTCTGGGATTGCGAAACGATCCTAAGCTTCGCGCTTATCTGTTTCGTTGTCTCATGAAAGTCGGGGTCAACGATCCTGATAGTCCACTTTGGATTGATTCTCCTCTCTCACCTTGGAGAGAAGGTAGCGACCTTTCACTACCTGCTCGTAACGATGCTCTGAAAAGAGTTCGCTATACCAAGCTAGAAGACGGAACAAGAATCCAAACAGTACACTATTTGAATCTTCCCGAAATCACTGCAGACTTGCTCGGGGGAGACTATAGGAATTTTAGAAAATTCTTATCCTATTTTCTCGCACTCAGTGAGCCGCAACATCAGCCTCTAGTTCTGTATCTTGACCGGCATGGCAATAGGTTACCAGATTATTTAATAAAAGATGATCTGGTCGCCTATCATGGGCTGTGCTTACATTACACAACTCAGTCATACCGTCAAGCTTGCTGGCTAGAAGATCCTCGCAAGAGGTATCACAAATTTCATTAATGAAGGAGTAATTACCATGACAAAACAGGAAAAGAAAATGATTGTTTCCACAGAGAATCTCTTCGAGGTGCTTTGCGAATTAACGCAGCACGACGATTGTCCCAAGCAACTGAAAACTTGGGTCGACTCTCGTAGGCACAAGCCTATTCCCCTTCCTGAGAGTAAACAGCATTGCATTGGTAACTTGTTACCTTTCATGCAGTTTTTCTCTCTGCTTGTATCACATACGAATTATAAGTATGTTGATACGGCTGTAGCATCGGTCTTCATGTCGAAGACGAAACCGCAGAAGCCTGAGAAGGCGACTCCGACTTCGTCAGCGAAGGAAGACTGACCTACATCATGGTGCATAGCTCCATCACCTTGTGATGCTGATGTGAGCAAGTTGCGCCGACACAGTTACGAATCTGCTTAAAATCGTAGAGGGGGAGCTCTGAGGTAGAGCTACCGCAGCAAGAGCTGGGGC